ACCTGACGAAGGATTCATCGATCCTGTCGTCCTTGACCCAGTCACCCAGTATTTTAATGGATTCCTGTATCGTATATGGCCGCGTGATAAGTATTATTCAAAGGGCGGTTCAAGGCTTCATCGAGACGTATGGCAGGATGCCTTTGGAAAAATCCCTTCAGATTGCCACATCCACCATCTCGACGGCAATGCTGCCAATAACGTCCTCTCCAATCTGGAGTGCTTACCAGCAAAGGTTCACAACGCCAACACTATGCGCAAACGCGCAGCCGAGGGAAAGAACAAGGGATTTTCTGACGACTCCCGCAGGAAAGCGGCTGAGTGGCACAAATCTGAAGAAGGCCGACTCTGGCATAGCAGACATGCTAAACGATCTAGAAGCTGGACTAAGTGGACAAGGTTCCTCTTACCGTGCCAACATTGCGGCGAAATCACTAATATGCTGGTTAGAAAGCGCGGCAAGTCACAAAAATACTGCTCTGACACATGCAAAGCGGCTGCATATAGATTACGTAGACAGTAACATTTCCGAAAGACAGGATGTTTGGTGCCTCACCGTCCCCACGGTGGGGCATTTTTGTTTGGAAAACGGCTCTGTTATTCACAACTCTCATCCAGCGGACGCCTTCCGGACATTGGCCCTTTCTGCCCCTGCAGAGGGGGGAGCGACGTCGGCGACGATGAATAAAGTGATAAAGTTTAGGCAACGGACAAGGGCCTTGAGGTCGAGGTGGGCGCATGGGTAGTGTTGGCAAGAAGCCGAGCATAACAGATATGTTGGGATGGGTGAACGAGGCCGAGAACGCCCATCGTGACTGGCGTGCTGAGTCGTGGGAAGATTATGAGTTCCGCGACAACAAGCACTGGAAGCAGCAGGACTATACCGATCTGATGAATAAAGGGATAAATCCGCTGACAATCAACCGGATCTTCCCTGTAGTCAACCTGCTCAGCGGTCACTACAACAACAATCGCCAGGACATCGTGGCCAAGGGCCGGACCCAGCTGGACCATGAGATCTCGCAGGTCATGACCGAGGCGATTGCATTTATCATGGACACCTACGGTGGCTACGATCTTATATCACGCGCATTTTCAGACCAGGTAATCCCGGGCATCGGCTTCCTGGCTCCGGGGCTGAACCAGGATCCACGCAAAGAGCGGGTCAAGCTCGAGTATATCAAATGGTATTCTATGTGGTGGGACCCCTATGCGGACCCGTGGCTGAGTCCAGAGACCTGTAAGTATGCCTACCGGGCCGAGTGGAAAGACACTGAGTCATTGAAGCTGGCCTTCCCCAGTAAGGCTGCTGATATCGAGGATCACGTTGGTGAGATGAGCGCGTCCCCCGATCTGTTTCAGAACACCCTGGACATCGGCACGGAGGTTGAGGATCAGACCAGGTTCTTGTCGTCCAGGAGCTTTGTTGGTGGTAACAGAAGGCGCGTTCGCCCAGTAGAGATGTGGTACACGGTACCTAAGAAGGTCTGGTTCTCAATCATGCCCGACGGGACAGCCCAGGAGCTGGACCCTGAAGGGGACCCGAACGGAGCCTTTCAGGCCGTGCAAGCATCTGAACAGACGGTAGCGACAATGGTCAAGAAGGTGCGCGTCAGAACATTTCTTGGCAAGCTGGTGCTGCAGGATTCTGAGAGCCCGTATCCGCACGAGCAGTATCCGTTCGTCCCGTTCGTGGGTTACCTCGATCGCTACAACCACCCCTTCGGGGTGGTACGAATGATCAAGGAACAGAACATGGAGGTCAACAAGCGACGATCCATGGCGCTGAGCCTGATCTCAAGCCGCCGCACAATAATGGAGAAGAACACAGCGGAGAACCCAGAGCATGTCTATGAAGAAGCGAACAGCCAGGACGGGTTCATCGTCCTCAACGACGGCAAGAAGGGTACCTTCGAGATCCAGGAGATGGCTCAGCTTGCACAGCCACAGCTTGACCTACTCCATGATTCGGAGAGAGAAATTAAGGAGATTGCGGGAACGAACGACGAGTCGTTAGGCTACAAGAGCCCGGCCGAGTCGAACGTGGCCCTGGAGAATAAGCAGAATCGATCGTTCATGATGACATCTGAGCTGCTCAAGAACCTGAAGAAGTCGCAGCGCCTGCTTGGTGAGCAGGTTTCGGCGCTTGTCCAGAACGAGTGGACCGGCGAGAGGGTGCTCAGAGTGACCGATCGGATGAGTGGCGTCGAGAAATTTGTTGAGGTTAATCAGCCGTACTATAGCGAGGAGTCCGGAACCATTGAGGTTCGCAACAATATAACCAACGGCAGGTTTGATATAGTCATAACAGACAGGCCGATGACAGATACGGTGCGAGAGAAGAACCTTGAGCTGATCTTCTCCGCTATCCAGAAGTCTCCGCCTGAGGCGATCGCGCCCCTCCTCAGCCTCGCACTCGAGCTCTCCGACTTGCCGCACAAAGATCGATTGCTGCAGCAGATCAGGATGGTGCTCGGTGTCGAGCCAATAGACCCACTTCTATCCACTGCAGAAGCAGAAGCAAAAGCGAAGGAGAGGCAGGCGGCGATTGAGCAGCAGGCCCAGCAGGAGGCTGCCTTCGACCAGCAGATGAAACAGCTTGAGCTTCAGAAGAAGGAAGCCGAGATCGCCAAGGCCTATGCCGATATCGAAGATGATAAGTTTGACAACGCCCACAAGTTGAAAGAGCAGAACGCAAACTTATGGAAACAGGGGTATGAGCTGCGCATGAAGCTGGAACAGCAGCGCGATACTTCCCCGCCACCGGAGCCAAAGTGATGAAAATACCTTTTTGGAAAAAAGACCCTCGTAAGAAGAAGCCGGAGAAGGATAATAAAGACAACCCCTCAAAGGACGTGGTCAAAAAGGTTAAGACTCGCCGGGAAATGTTAGAGGAGGCAGCGAAACCATGAGCAATGCAGTCGACGAAGCCAAGATACAGAAGGCGATGATCGGCGTTAAGGGTCGGGTAGCGAAGAAGAAGGCCCGCGATGAGATGATCAAGAGCGCTGTGGAGTCTGTGCAGATGCGGGTGCGAGACAGGAGGCGGAAGAAGAAATGAGCAGCGAACGAGACCAGGTTCATAAGGAGTATAGCCAAACTCCGAGGGGTATAGCCGAAGCCAAGCTCGATGCCAAGATAGAGCGGCACTTCAGGCTGACCCATCGTGGAGTACCGAACGGCAGGAACTTCAGGACATGGAATCACGAATACCATCCGGAGGAAGATCGGAGATACAGGGAAAATTTTGATGCCATCTTTCCCAACGCCCCAGGCGCTGGGATTTAATATTAACTACGTCCACCGAGACGGTAAACAACGGAGAGGTTATGGCAGATAAGGAAGGAAGTACAGCGGACGTGAGTGTTTCAACTGAGGGAACCGGGGCATCTGGAGAGGTTACTCAGCAAGTAGAGGTCATGGACGCACCACAGGAAAACACTACCACCGTCGAGCCATGGGCTGACCTGGTAGACGACATTCCTGCGTTCTCAATGGACGAGCTTACTGGTGTGGACGATGCCGATACTGGAGATGAATCCACTGAAACTGGTGAAGAAGCAACGGACGATAAACAAGATACGGCTGCTACGTCCGAGTCGGAAGCTGAAACCAGTGGCGAGACAGACGCCGACGGTGAATCCCAAGAGGATGAAACACAGCAGGCATCCACCGAAGAGCCGGACGATCAAGAGCCGGACAAGGAGCCTGAGGGCTATGTGAAGCTAGAGGCGCTTCACCAGGCAAGAGGCGAGAACCGCTACCTCAAAACAAAAATTTCACAGCTCGAGGCTGAGAAGGCAGCAATCAAGCAACAGGCAGAGAAGCCTGACTGGATGAGCACCTTCAAGAGGCTTAACTCCGAAGAGCTCCGCGACCTTATGGCGGACGACGCGGAAGCAGCTGTGCAATATGCAGAGAGGTTGGCAGAGTTCAACACCTTCGAGAAAGACCAGGAAGCCAAGGTAAAGGCTGCAGAAGAGCAGGCTGAGCAGACAGAAATCATGGTTAATACTGCCTTCGAGAGAATCGAAAGTGCAGCGCCAGGTATCTACACAGATGCCGCTGTCGCCAACAAGCTGGCAGATTTTGCAGAAAGCATCGGCTTCTCGGAAAACATGTTCGCCCTCACCAACCCGCGGAATACCATCAGTGTTGATGGGGGCCAGCCAGTGCCCCTCGGGGAAATGGCAGCTGGGTTAGTGGAGTTGCTGTCCAACCTGAACGCTTCGATAGATTCCCAGTTTGGGGATGGAGAAGCCAGCCAGCCTGCAGGGCCCGCGTCCAAGAAGGGTAACGGCGCGGCAGGCGACCAGTCACCTGAAGTCCAGTCTCTGACTGACAAAATTGCTGAGCTCGAGAAGAGCATAGGTGAGATGAAGGGGCAGGTCATTGACAAGCTAAAAGGAGGCGAGTCCAAAGACGGGGTTACGACGCTGTCTGATGTCCAGAACTCTGGCGATGAGGATTTCTCAACTGCGAGCAACCTCACCATTGAGCAGATCGAGAAGTTGACGCCTGAGCAGCAGCAACGATACCTGTCTGGGATAGACCAATAAGATATGGAGATATTGTTATGACAGAATACCTGGCAACCAAGTCAGGACCTGGCGACTCGACAACTCCGAGAGGGGTAGTCTTGGGTGTGAAGGGCGTTTACACTGTGCCAGCGTCAGGCCCTGGGGACGGTGACACCCTGGTTATGTGCACGATCCCTCCGGGGGCGACCATACTGGGACTTACGCTTTACGCTGATGGCGGCGTCGGCTCACTGACCATAAAGGTCGGTGACGGCACGTCGGCCACCAGGTTTGGCACCGTGTCCGACGCGACTGCTGCATTTGAGCATGTCGGGACCGGGATGGGCGGCAGGGAGACTTATGTCTCCACCGACATCATCCTCACGATCGGAGGGGCCAACATGGTGGAAGGGGATATTTACCGATGCACCGCATGGTATTTCATGGACGACCTGGAGCCTAAAGTAGAAGGCACCGCGTCGGCATCGCCCTCTGAGGGGACCCCGTCTTCAACTCCTTCGGCATCACCTTCTGAAGGCACGCCGAGCGAAGGCACCCCGTCTGCCAGCTAGTGGCTGGTGAGTACTGACGGCTTAATATTGTATAATTTTTATGGAGAATAAATCATGGCAATGACAGAATTTGCCCTAGGGGCAGCTCTTGCGGTTCAACGATGGTCTCTGTCGCTCGCAATCGAAGCGGCAAAGATGCAGTACTTCTCGAAGTTCATCGGCAAAGGACCGGACGCGTTGATCATGCAGCTTGATGATCTTAACAAGGGGGCCGGTGAGAAGATCACTTTCGGTCTCCGCATGAAACTCGCCGAGGCGGGTATCGAGGGTGACAACACCATCGAGGGCCACGCTACCGGTGAGGAAGCACTGACCTTCTACAACGACTCGGTCTTCATCGACCAGCTTCGTAAGTCTACCAAGTCCAAGGGTAAGATGACCGAACAGCGCGTACCGTACGACATCCGCGCTCAAGGCCGGGACGCCCTGGCAGTATGGTGGGCTGAGGAGATGGACGAGGAGATCATGTGTTACCTGGCTGGAGCTCGCGGCGTCAACGCCGACTTCCATCAGGGTACCTCATGGACAGGCCGGGCCAACAACACGATAACCGCACCGAACTCGGCCAACCTGATATACGGCGGAAACGCCACCGGCAAGGCTGACATCGACTCTGGCGACACCATGACCCTCGGGCTGGTAGAGAAGCTGGTTGCCAGGGCGGAGACCGTGGATCCGATGATCCAGCCCTTCCGGGTCAACGGTGAGAAGAAGTTTGTCTTGATCATGCACACCTTCCAGGCGTATGACATGCGGACCTCCACCACCGAAAACGACTGGATGGACATCCACAAGGCAACCGACCGTGGCGATATGGCGAAGATGTACCAGAACTCGCTCGGTGAGTATGCCGATGTAATCCTGCACAAGCATCGTAACGTGATCCGCTTTGACGATTACGGCGCGACCACCAATCTCGCTGCCGCCCGCGCGCTGTTCCTTGGGGCACAGGCTGGTGTAATTGCTTTTGGTCGGAACAACACCGAAGGACGATATAGCTGGAACGAGGAGCTCGATGACAGAGGGAACGCCCTGGCGATTACCGCAGGGTCAATCTTTGGCGTTGACAAGTGTCGTTTCAACAGCAAGGACTTCGGAGTCGTCGCAGTAGATACTTATTCTGCCGACCCGACCTAGTAGATAAGTAGGCACGTTGACAAGGCTGGGGAGCCTAACCCTCTCCAGCCTTTTGGTGAAGTTATGACTGTATTGATAGAGTACACCGGCAAAAAGCAGAACATAACCTTCATGATGAAGTACCTCAAGCGGCCGCATATAACCTGCCGTGGTCAGGGGTCAGTGTTCCGCCTGGACGATGACGACAACCACCAAAGGCTTGTGGACGAGAACCCAAATATCTTCAGGTACGCCGCAGATAAGGTAGAGTGCGAGTACTGCAAAGAGATGTTTGCCCCTGGCAACGCAATGATGGCGCACAAACAGAAGATGCATCCAGAGGCTAAGCTGCCAGATGGGTCCATGACCAGGCAGAACAAAACACCCGGGTATAAGAAGCGTCTCAGCGAGGTCAAGATGCCAAATCATGGGAGCCGGAAATGAGGCTTGATGTCATAGTCAGCGACGTTGACAACACGGTCTTCGACGGATCTTTGTCAGAGGACACGATCATTGAGAAGATAAACGAGGGTCTCAGGGTGGTGGCGGAGCTTGTCTTGCTTCCCAAGCTGGAGACGTCAGGGACGGTTGTTACCGCGCCTGGGGCGAATACTGTCGATCCCCCGGCGTCATTTAGCCGTAACCTGTTCAGGGCCAGGGACTCTGAGGGCAGGAAGGTGGAGGTGTTTTCCAGTACCGACCTGCTCGAGGAGGACATAACCGTGGTGAACAGTGAAGGGGTCGTTGAGGGCAACGTGGCTGGGATAGCACTGCAGGGCGAGAAGTTCTACTACGCCCCATCGCCAGCTACCGCCGAGACACTGACGCTAAATTATTATACCACCCCCACGGTACTGACCAACGACGACGACGAGCCGTCGTGCATACCGGAGGCCCATCAAAAGCGACTCCTGGCGAACTATGCCAAATGGCAGCTGTTCGAGGATATCGAGGACGGCGTCGACGGGGCCAAGGTGAACTCCAGGAAGTACGAGACAAAATTTTACACGGCTGTGGCTGCGCTGGACGGCATTACCACCCAGGGGCAGGCCAGGCCACACAACCGCAAGTACAAGAGAGGGTGGTTTTAGTGGACCCGGTAACCGTATTCAGGTCGACCCCGGGTCTGGTAACAGATACGGATGATTTTGGATTTGAGTATAACCCAGAGTCTTCCCCACTCTCCTCCTGCTCGAACGTCGATGTCACCAATAGTGGCAAGATACGGAGACGCGGAGGCCGAGAGGTCTGGGTGTCGACAACGCTCGGTTCTGCACACAGCGCCTTCGCAAGTCCGGATCGGCTGGCGTTCGTTGAGGGAGACGCACTCTCGGTGATGGACGAAAACGGCACGGTAACCAGGCTGCGAGATGTGACAGAGAGCGCCCCGATGTCTTTCATTGACGACATGTACGGGAGGATCTTTTACACGAACGGCTATGAGCATGGTTTTATCAAAGATGATGTCTCTAATAGTTGGGCTAACCCAACCCCAAGGGCAGGGCCGAAGACTTACCGGCAGTATTCGCCGCCACCCATAGGACACATGCTTGGCAGGATGGGTAGCAGAACGATAATGGCCTATGAAAACTACCTATTTCCATCTGAGCCATACAACCCGTTCAGCTTCAACCTTGCTGACCTGACAATTCCGATCGATAGCCCAGCCAGGATGATCAGGGAAGTGTCAAACGGGGTGTGGGTGAGTACAAGCACTGCCATTTATTATTTTAACAGCAGAGACCCGTACACCCTTGACCCGATAAGGCGGCATCCTGTGCCCGCGGTGAGAGGGACAGATGTTGAGTACGCGGCTACACAGATCCTGGACGAGGTCATGGGGCTTGGCATTTTGGTAACTGCTGAAGATGCGATCCTGTATCTAACCGATGATGGCAGGGTTGTCAATATGACCGATGCAACCGTCGACATCCCGGCCGGAGCCACGGGCACGGCAGCAGTAATTGACGGTAGGTATATAACCAAGATCAACACTTACGATTAGGTGAAATCATGACAGTAAAGATGTCAAGTGGGCTCATGGAAGCTATGCTTACCAGCCTGAAGTCTTCAACCGGAAGCACCTTCGACGGGGCCGTGTTGCATTTGTACGGCGGCTCTCAACCGGCTACTGCAAACGACACCGAGGGTAGCAGCACTTTGCTGGCCATCATAACGGCAGGCGGCCTGACGTTCACCCCAGGCAGTCAAACCAATGGCCTGGACTTCGATGCCATTACATCGAACACTACCACCATGAAGACTACCATGGGGAAAAGTGCAACTGAGTGGAAGGGCACGGCACTGGCAGACGGTACCATAACCTGGGGACGCCTGTACGACAACGACAGAGACCAGGGTGATAGCTCCTCTGCCATACGGCTTGACGGGACGGCTGGCACGGTGTCGACGGCCGACTTTGTGGTGTCAACCGTAAACGCGGTGACAGGTGTCGACATTGTTGTAACGGCGATGAACCTGTCATTCCAATCACAGTAGGAGGCTGACATGTCTAAGTGGGCACACGACGATGTCCTCGACGCGATGGGCGACTATATCAGCACCAACGGAGACTACCAGTATCTATGCACAGACGAGCTGAGCGACCCGCCGACGTATACCGAGGTTACGTCTACCTACGCCCTTACCGGGGCGATCGACCTCTCTGGTGACTTTACCCAGGAGGACGGAGATGTGAGCGGCAGGCAGCTGACAATAGCTGCCCATGCCAGCCAGAGTATCACGGCCAACGGCGATACTGGGCATATATGTATCGTCGACTCCGGGAACAGCAAGGTCTTGGCTTGTATAGTTATATCCACGCAGGCTGTGACGAGTGGCGGGCTGATCTCCCTCCCGGAGTATAGCCTAGAGAATCGGGACCCGATCTAAAGCAGGGCTGACCTATGGCTGTTGCCAACACCCACATAACGTCATTCCCCGATGCTACGGTCGTCGATTATGACGGAAGCGGCGGAACAGCCAAGACCGACACGCTGGCGCTGACTGATAGTCTCAGCTATATCTACACGCCAATCCCCACGGCAGAAGTGCTGGCCGGGGCCGTGTTCAATACAACGTTTCCGAAGGTCTACGGGGAATACTCTTACCCTGTCACTGTTACTTCAGACCTGCGGCTGCCATCCCTCGGGATGGAGATCGGGATTGACAACCTCAGGGCTGATCTTGTTCTGTCTCCCCTTGCCGTGGAAGCAGATCTGGCGTTGGACATTCACCTGTCCTCAGGCATCAGTCTTCCTGGCCTGGGGCTTGACGCCTCGGTCTCGCCTGAGCAGGCCGTGGCCGCCGACCTGGTTCTATCTCCTCTTGCAGCACAGGCCTGGGTCACTGCTGGGGTTGGGCTGTCCGCTGACCTGGTTCTTTCTGGGTTGAGCCTGTCTGCCAGCACCGGGGAGGGGGTAACATTGAGCTCTGATATGGTTCTCCCGGCGCTCGGAATCTCTGTGCGCCTCGAGGTATCTGGAGATGGCGATGAAATTCTGCTAACCAATAAACGTGGGGGCGACAATTGGGAACCGTTTGCTTAGCAATGAACATTAAGCGCAGGGCCGTGACCAATTACCATGGCATCTCCTTCAACTCATTCTGTATCTTCAGGGGAACGCCGGTTATGCTGGGGGACAGTGCTATCTATAAATTCGGATACGAGTTCTCAGCGGACGGGTCAGCCGATATAGACGCCTTCGCGGAGTTTGTGGCTACCGACTTCGGGATTGACAACCACAAGCATATCAGGTCGACACACCTTTCTTATATGTCAGACGGTGACCTCAAGCTGGAGTGGTGGGCCGACGAGCTCAGCACCAGGGCGGAGGATGTGGTCTCTGAATCTGATTCTTCAAACTACAGGAATATAAAGATCAAAGGGAACCGCAAGGTAGAGGGCACGTATTTTCAGTACAAGGTTTCCAACTACAAAGGGGCTGACTTTACGTTGAACAGCATAAGGGCTGTTCCAATTGTTCAGAACCTTGGCAAGTCTAATTAATGCTCAATGACCCCAACACGCACGTCACCCTACACGGTGATGAGGAGTGGGCCGAGACTTACGTCGGAACTGCCTTCAAGTTCCTTCAGGATTACCGCAGGGACAGGGCTCCGCTGAACCGGCTAGAGCAAGACAGGGTCGAGAAGATCTTGCCAGACGGTACTATAATAGAGCTGATCCTGCACCATGGCACGGTCAACATGCACATTACCGGTTCACGACCGGAGCCAAGCGATGAGTATGGCGAGGAGGGGTATGAAGAGCCCTCAATGGAGAGCCCGGACGTCAAAGTTGATGTGGAGATCAAGGCTTACGTGCATGTAGATATAATAAACAAAGATACGACTGACTACCCGGACATCTATTTCGAGCTCGACCGAGACGACGTGACCAGCGCAGTTGCGGTCGGCACGTACGACCTCGGGTCAGGGACATTCCGTGACATAAAAACCGCCGCCCTCCCGTTGGTAGCCTTCTATCATTGGACCTACAACGGCCATGATAGCAGCCCGCTCTATGACCCTGGCGAGTGGGATGGTGTTTGCAGCGGAATTTCTAAGTACATAGACGACATTGTCAATTATTATGAGCAGACCCTGCAGGCCAGCATAACCGCTGACGGGGACTCTTATACCCTCTACTCGGTAGCCACCCCGCAGGCGGACCTGGACGCATGGGTGGTCGAGATCGATACCGGCGTGTATGTGGACGTGAGCGCCTGGGACGGCCCAAGTCCGGGGGCTGTAGATGGGTATTACAAACCAGAGGGGAACTCTGAGTTTCCTTTTGAGGCAAGTTCCTGGTTCAGTGGGGCATATACCCCTCCAGAGTCACTGTACTACGACACCACCCTTGGTTGCTCGGCATCGCACTACGCATACTGGAACTACCAGGCTTCAGGGACCCAGCAGGACAGGACTTTCAGGTGCTATACCAGAAAAGCCTTTCTTGTGGACGACTGGAGCTATCAGTGCGGCCAGGCGTACCGTTACTGGAGCAGAGATACCGCTGCCGACTGGTCATATTATATAGATGC